AGTCGCTCAACGTGGCGGTAGCTACCGCCGTGGTCTGTTCGGAGTTCCTTCGCGGCACCTACGCAGACGATGTTTTGGCAAAACAGTTGTAAAGCAGTGGCGACCTTAGCGTTGGAGGGGAGAGATATCTTAAAAAAAACGCCGCAATATTGCGACGTTTTTATATTAATTGATATATAGAGGATTAATGAAAGTGAGATAACGTATGAGTTATTCTGATTTAATTCTATTCGTTGGATATTTCCAAATAAATATTCTCCAAAGTTCTTATAAGTCGATTTTGCTTTCGTTCTTTGGTTAATTTCAAATTTCTGAATAATATAATATCTAAATATATGATACACATCATAATTGCAACTAATATGCCTATTATCATTTTATATACTACTATAATTATCGTATCGGAATTACCAAACAAATGAACAGAATAATTTATAAGCAATGTGATTATAGACGGAATAAGTATAGTCAAGGCTATATTAGTTAACGGGTATAGATACTTATTTTCATCTTTCTTTGATTTCAGACTTTCGATTAAAAAGGACAAATTATCTTTGGAAAGTACTAATTGGCTATTTGTTAGTTCTCTAATTGTTTGCTTTTGTATTTCCGGTATTACCCTACGATAAAGGTCTTTATCTCCTTGTATAGTGTAATGATATTTCTGCTGTATGGTGAGTTCTCTTTTTTTATCCCTGTACTTCAAAGCATAAACAATGGATTCAATTAGTAATATGACAGAAATAATAAAAAACATTGAATTATGACCAAAGAATATCAAAAGACTTATTACTACAAACAATAAAGGAGAGAAAACAATAATTTTCCAGATAATATTAAAGTGTT